TTTCCTAAATATTTTTAGTTAAATTTTGGACTTGTAGGAGAACACAAAGATGCCATTAAACTTAGCATCTCCTGGGGTTTTAGTTAGAGAAGTTGATTTAACTGTAGGCAGAATCGATCCAGTTTCTCCTTCAGTCGGTGCTCTTGCAGCACCTTTTGCAAAAGGACCTGTTGGAGAACCAACTCTCATTCAAAATGAGAATGATCTTTTAAATACTTTTGGTAAGCCATACAATAATGATAAGCACTACGAGCATTGGATGGTTGCATCATCATATCTAGCATATGGTGGATCACTTCAAATCGTCAGAACTGATGACGATAATATGAAGAATGCAAAGGTTGGTGCTGCTAGTAGTGTAAAAATTAGAAGCGTTCAGCACTACAATGAATTGGGATATACTGAAAATAAAATTACTGATGTAGTATTTGCAGCAAAAAATCCTGGTTCTTGGGGCAATGCTCTTAGAGTTGCACTTATTGATAGTAAGGCCGATCAGACATTAACTGGAATCACAACAACACAAGTTACAACTTTTGTTGGAGTTGCAACTTACTCTGATGGTGATTTAGGAATTACTACAACATCTGTAACTGGTATTACAACAACTGGTATTGCAGTTGGTCAAGTAGTAAATCCAATTTCTGGAATTATTGATTCTGGAACCACTGTTTCTGGCATTAGTACCAATTTATCAAATGAAACTGTAGTTACATTTAACAAAGCATCATTAAATAGCATTGCTTTAGATAATGTTTCATTGTCTTTTGGTAGCAACACTGAGGTATCCAAATCAATTGATGTTGGAGATGGAATTACACAGGCAATTTCAGTAACTAGAGCAAATACAGACGGAACAACCACCGCTTTAGATGGTGTTTTAAAGGGTGTTGTAACTGGAGTTGGGGCTGGTGAAATTTATGTGAAAGTTGTTGCCCATGTTTCGGCGGGAGCAACAGAAACCAATGTAGATTATGAAAAGTTAGGTGATTATAGATTTGCAGATTCTGGAAACTTTACACTGTTTGAAAAAGATACTACTTCTTCTGCAGGTACAGTTGCTTATACTGGGGAAACAGACTGGTTTGATGCACAAAAAATAACCCTAAGTTCTGGATCACAGGTAAGTTGGAGTGGACTTGCTCAAAGACCACAAACTAGTGAATATGCAAATTCTAGAGGTGCTAGATTTGATGAAGTTCACGTTGTTGTTTATGATGACAACGGATCAATCACTGGAAATGCTGGAACTGTTCTAGAAAAGCACTTGGCTTTATCTAAAGCAAAGGATGCTAGATTCTCTTCAGGTTCTCCTTCTTATTGGAGAAAGTTCTTAGCAGAGAATTCTGAATATCTGTTTGCTGGATCACAACCTGATGGTGTAGTTGCAGTTGATCATCAATCTGGAAAATATGAATTAGTAACTGATACTGATTGGGATCAAGATGCAGGAACTACTTCATTTGCATGTATTGGTAACTATAATAATCTAATGAGTGGCGGTTTAAATTATGCAGGTATTGCTACCATTACTACCGCAACTGCACTAAAATCAAGTCTTGGCGCTTTGATTTCTGGATATAATGTTTTTGTAAATGAAGAAAATACTGACATTGATTTCCTACTTATGGGATCCGGAAATCATGATAGTGTTGCAGAAACTAAAGCACTAGCAAACAAACTGATTGCTGTTGCTGAATCAAGGCAAGATACAGTTGCATTCATCTCACCATATAGAGGTGCTGCAATTACAGACACATCTGATCAAACTAGTTCCACTGTTAGAGACATTGATACTATAACAACAAATATCCTTAGTTTCTATTCTTCAATTACATCATCAACTTATGGTGTATTTGATAGTGGTTATAAGTACATGTATGACAGATTTAATGATACTTTCAGATATGTTCCTCTAAATGGTGACATCGCTGGTCTTTGTGCTAGAACCGATGCAAATGCATTCCCATGGTTCTCTCCAGCAGGAACTGATCGCGGTGCAATCCTAAATGCAGTTAAACTTGCATACAATCCAGGAAAACTGCAAAGAGACCAACTTTATAGTGAGAGAGTTAATCCAGTTATTACTTCTCGTGGACAAGGAACTATCTTATTTGGTGATAAGACTGCATATGGCAAGTCTTCAGCATTCGACAGAATTAATGTCCGTCGTCTGTTTATTTACCTTGAAAATGCAATCTCTGCTGCTGCAAGAGATCAACTCTTTGAGTTCAATGATGAACTTACAAGAACTAACTTTGTAAATATTGTCGAACCTTTCCTTAGAGATGTTCAATCCAAGAGAGGAATTTACGACTTTGTTGTTATTTGTGATCAAACAAATAACACTCCTGCAGTCATTGATAACAATGAATTTGTTGCAGACATTTACATCAAACCAGCGAAGTCCATCAACTTCATCGGTCTGACCTTTGTCGCCACCAGAACTGGCGTCTCATTTGAAGAAGTAATCGGCAACGTTTAATTTAAAAAAGAGGTTAAAACACAATGGCGACAAGAAATCAGTTTAATCCACCCCCACTCAGAAAAATAACTGACTTTAAAAGTCAGTTAACTGGCGGTGGGGCCAGAAGTAATCTATTTGAAGTTGTTCTTTCTTTTCCTGATATTGCATCAGTTGAGAATGATGTTCTCAACAAATCAAGATTCTTAGTTAAGGCAGCAAACCTTCCAGCTTCCAACGTTGCTTTTATTGATGTTCCCTTTAGAGGAAGAACATTAAAAGTTGCTGGTGATAGATCATTTGAAAGTTGGTCTATTACAGTTATCAATGACACTGACTTTGCTATTCGTTCCGCTTTCGAAAATTGGATCAATAAAATTAATCGCGTTTCTGATGGAACCGGTGAACTTGATCCAAATAATTATACTGCCGATGCATATGTGTATCAGTTAGATCGTAATGGCGGAACACTAAGATCATATCATTTCTATGATGTGTTCCCAACTTCAACTGCGGCAATTGCCCTATCTTATGATCAAGGAAATGCAATCCAAGAATTTACTGTGGATCTGCAAGTTCTTTACTGGGAAGCAACCAAGGGTGATTCACCTGAAGCAGGTGGCGTAGATATTAACTGATAAATAGTTAATAATACAGGGTTCTAATCATATACTATGGCCAAACTTTTTGGATTCTCTATTGATAATAACGATAAGAAACAAAGTTCTATAATATCCCCCGTCCCTCCTTCAAACGAGGACGGGGTTGATAATTATATAACTAGTGGTTTTTATGGTCAATATGTAGATATTGAGGGAGTTTATCGTACAGAATATGATTTAATAAAAAGATATAGAGAAATGGCATTGCACCCAGAGTGTGATAATGCCATTGAAGATGTTGTTAATGAAGCACTAGTTAGTGATCTGTACGATTCTCCTATAGAAATTGAATTGTCAAATTTGAATGCAAGTGACAGATTAAAAGATATTATTAGAAAAGAATTTAAAGGTATCAAAGAACTCATGGACTTTGATAGAAAGTGCCATGAAATTTTTAGAAACTGGTATGTAGATGGTAGACTATATTATCTAAAAGTAATTGATGTAAAAAGACCTCAGGATGGGATTCAAGAAATTAGATATATTGATCCCATGCGGATGAAGCATGTAAAACAGGAAAAAAGAGATAAGAATCAACCACCTTATATAAACAAATTAAATGGACAAGATGATGTAAAATTTCCAGAAATTGAAGAGTATTATGTGTATACACCACCACAAAAACAAATGACATATGGTGGTACACCACAAAAAGGTGTAAAGATCATGAAAGATTCTATCACCTATTGTACTTCTGGTTTAGTTGATAGAAATAAAGGTACTATTCTTTCATATTTGCATAAAGCAATTAAAGCACTCAATCAACTTAGAATGATTGAGGATTCTTTGGTAATCTACAGATTATCAAGAGCCCCAGAACGACGTATTTTCTATATTGATGTTGGTAATCTTCCCAAAGTAAAAGCAGAACAATACCTCAAAGAGGTAATGAGTCGCTATCGCAATAAACTTGCATACGATGCAAACACTGGTGAAGTTCGTGATGATCGCAAGTTTATGTCCA